TTGAATGCCAGATTGAATTTCAACCTGAGATGCGGAAACTCCAGCAAGACCTTTACATGCCTCATTTACCATGAGATGCATTTTTTCTAGATCTAAAGGCTCAATGTTACCGTTTCTTTTGCGAACTTTTGTTCCGTTTGTCATATTTTTTTCCAAGTAGTGAATTTTAAAGTTGCTTCCAATCCTGAATAGGTATTTAATTCTACCATAGACTGAACATCATGTCCAGAAATAACCATATCATTAATATCTTTCTCTTTTAAGTTAGTTGGCCAAATTACAACTTTTTCTCCTCTGGCAATAACTTTTCGGATTCTTGATACAATTTCTCTGTTTCTTGGTTCGTTATCATAGATCCAGATAGGATCGTTAATATCCCAAGTACGAACATCAGCGTCAGCACCACACATCGCAATCGAATTACGTATAAACGTACTATCAAATGGTCCTTCTGTGATGAAGACTTTTTCGTCTCTTGTAATATCATCGAGACCGTATATTTTCGGGGCATTATCATGCAACATGATAGTGATATATTTAACAGATTTGGAATTTAAAGATCTTCCTTGAAATCCTACAAGATCACCATCATAGTAAATAGGAATTATAATTCTAGGTTCAGACTCCAAATTCATATGAGAAACCCGATCAAAGGTTTTTACAAATTTGTCAAAGTCTTCTGCCCAATAAAATTTTTTTGGATCTAATCTACGATTCTCTAAGTATTGTCTAGCAATATCAATTGTTTCACATGAAGGCAATTTCATTTGCCTTTTAAACTTTGGTTTTTCAAAGTGCAGTTTTGCTTCAGTAACTATTTTTCTATTGCTACCCGAATTTTTTTTAAATTTTTCTAGAGAATATTGTTTATATAAACTCATATCTAGATGTTTCAAAAAAGCCCTGAAGGACATACTAGCACCACAATTGTGGCACTTAAAATTAAGTTCAGACTTCATTGGATATAGATATCCTCTAGTTTTATTCTTATTCTTCTTTGAATCTCCGCAAAGAGGACATCTGAAAGTATAAAGGTCGTTCTTTACTTTTTTGAACTTATTGAGAGAAGGAGAGAGTAAATTAACAAATTTACTATCAATCAAGTCCATCATATAGTTGTGCTTGGGGACTTATATTAGATCCATTTGGTCTATATGTCAACTGTAATAATTGAGTTTGCAAGAGAATTAGAGCAACCATCCCAATTCCCATGGTCATCCATCTAAATTTGCTAAGTTTTTCTATCTTATCTTCCATACCATCAAGATTTTTTTCAATTCTAGTAATCAAACGCATAATGGCTTCGTTCTCTTGCTCTCCAGCATCTAGTCTATTTTCATGCCTTTCAAGAACTACAGCGACTCTACTACTACTATCTGAAATGGTTTGGACGGCGTGCTCCAACTTCTGAAGCATTTCTTTAGAAAGTTTTTCGTAGATGGAAAGTTTACTCTCCAGGACCTCTAGTTTTGGATTGTTGTTGAACATTTTTCTTAATAGATTTGATGGAATCTTTATAAAACATGCTCAAGCGTTTCACTCCTTTCTTCCTACCATCATATCCCAATGCCGGATCGTATCCAGCTGTTGGAGAACCACTATCACTTTTTGCACTACCTTTATACATTGCTCCACCGCCAGCCGAGAATGACATCTCTTCGCGGATCTTTTGAATTATCCTATCCATCTTATATTTATCCATCAGATTTGCTCCAGTTGTTTTATGCAATCAGGATCTAATTCAATATCAGTTAAAGATGTCTTTGGATATTCTGGGAATCTATTAAGAAAAACTATAAAGGTTTTTGTAGATGGCCAAAGATCTTTTTCTAGTTTGAAAAATAGTAAAGGAACTGTCGCTTCTCCAAATACGTTGAAAAGAATAACAAGATGATTTAAAATCAAATTGACCTTAAGAACACCAGTAGTCTTGTATCTCTTGAAAAGTCTTTTAACATATTTAAATCTTTTCAAATCATCGTAAAAATCATCTTCTGTCGCTGACTGCGGATTATCGTAGTATTTTATAGCGAAAAGAATATAATTTTTTTCATTCAACTCGGAAAAATTCATTTATCAACTAATTGGGTATTCTCTATTTCCTGTAGTGATTCCAGACATTGCAACTAGTGTTTCTGTCTTAATGCGAAGTTCGCCGTGGTTGTCAGTATAAGTTGTAACACCAACCCAACCACCATGAGAAACTGCATCTAGATAGTCGCTTCTACCCTCAGGTTCTCCAAGAATTCCGTCAGTGACAGCAAAGATTTTGGAATTGTATCCGCGCTGGTCATCAGCGGAGGAGGGTGCGTATGCAGGATCTTCATCAATACTCACGGGTTGAGTACTGAATTTCATATATCTGGTTGTATAATCATTATCAGCATTCCAATCTCTATCATCCACAGCAGAAGTAGTAATACTCATGCTGGTAGAACTGGCAATTGAAGTAATAACTCCAAAACCAGAAGTTTGTCCTAAACCAAGTAAAATGGTATTACCAACTTCAAGATTGGTGAAAGTACAAACGCCGATGCCACCGGTTACAGCGCCTGCAGAAGTCACGGTGACAATACCAAGACCGCTACCTACGTTAGCAAGAGCGTTGATTGAACTTACACCGATGTTGTCGTTATTACTCCATAGAGCCATGGTATCTTGCCCTGATTGAACTATGTATATTGATATTTATAAAAAAAGAAGACCCCCATGTAGAGGTCTTCCAAGGATTTAAAAAAAAATTATTCTGGACGAGTTTTAATTGCTTGAACAACAGTTTCTAACAATTTGTCATCCATATCAGTCTTAGTTAGTTTGACTGCTTTTTGAAGAATAACAATACAAATATCGATCAACTTTTCTCCCAATTCCTGATTATCAGGAATTTTGGAAACAGCATCAACAATAATTTTTTGTGCTAGTGGTAATAGAAAGGATAACATGAATATACTCTAATGGGCCAATGTATATATGTTATTTGCTCGATTTCCAACCACCACCTTTTGATTTATACCACTTTGCTGCCCATCCATTAGCATAAGCAGAGGGATAAACATCAAACTTTTTCTTTGCTAATGACTTTGCTCTAGACCACAATGAAGGATTTGTAGGTTTATTTTCTTCATCAATCTCAACTTCTTCAAAATGAGGGTTCTTTTGTCCAGGAACCTTCTCCATTTCCTTACGAGCTTTCTCATTATTTTTCTGACGCTTCTTGAAATCTGTCTCCAGATATGAATCGTCTTTCTTCTTTTCAGTTACTTCTGTTTCTTCTTTGGGAACACAATTGGGGACCATCTTGCCACCCTTCTTCTTCATACCCACTTGTTTGTGAGTGTCCCAGCAAGGGTCATTATCACCACCATTCTTTGCTTCCGCATATCCCTGTTTAGGATTAATAGTGATTTTATTGTTGACCTTTTTACCGGAAACTTTTTTGACAGTATCATTATCAACAGTATCTTTCATACTTTCAAAAAAATCAGTTCTCCAATCATGAAACTGTTTTGATTCGGAATTAGTTAGTTTTTTATCCTTTATTGCTTTTCCTATAGCTTTACGACGCTTCATCAAATACTTGTCTGAAGAATCTTTATCGCCATCATTATCAATGTCTCCATCTTCCTGGCCAACTGGATCTAGCTTCTTGACAGATTCCTTTTGAGATTTTTTTGGAGTCTCTTTTACTTTACCGTATTCAGTCATCTCAACAGAACTAATAGTTGGATTTGATCTTAATTGAGCAATCTTTGATCTATCAGCATAACGGACATATGTTCTATTATTTTCACGATCAGTTACGCGAATCTTATACTTCTTATTACGACCTTCGCCTTTTGAAGACTCTGCCATGGCAAGAGTATCATCAAAAATCTGACGAGAAACATCACCAAAACCTTCGCCAAAAAGTTTTTTCTTTACTGCATCTTTTTCAATTCCAGACATAGACGAATTGCTCATATACTTATTATATGCTTGCTGAAGTTCAATCTCTTCTTTTCTTGATTTAGATCGAATATCATAAACAGCTTGCTTAATCTTCTTAGGATTCAATGCTGCGTCACTTGAGGCACCGGAAGCAGGAGCAGTTTTTCTTTGGGGTAGATCTTCAAATAATCTTTTGCTCATTTTTCTGCGTTCTTACGCTTTTTTATACTTTTATTTATGAATGACTGAACCTTTTGCCTTGGCGTAAGACGCTGAACATATTCGCGATATGAATCTGTGCCTATTTCATGAACTTCATTGAGATCTCTGGTCCAAGATTTGAACAAATATCCTTCTTTTGTAAGACAAATGATATGGTTTGTACCCCTACGAATAATCTTTCCCACTAAACCAGTGTTCAAACTTTCAACCAAAGATCCAACTCGGAAAAGAGATCCCTCGATAAATTTTTCGCGAAGTCCATTCCAATCAAGCTTAGGAGCAATCTCCCAAAGACCATCAATTTCTTGAACATTCATAGATTTACGAATAGATTCGTAGAGTTTTTTAGTATCGCGATGACTAAGTGTTTCGGGAATACCGGATCGAAAAGTTTTGTAGTCTCCTTCGTATGCAGCTTGACGAAGTTTTGAAGCAGACATACCTTCAATACCTTCAGAATTAGGATCGCGTTGCCCAGCAGAAACAATATTGATTTTGTCAAATGAATACAAAGAACCATTGTATTTCTCTACAAGGTTCTCAAATTCTTTTTGACGATCTTCACCAACAACAATGTTGACTTGAGTATACCCATTGTTGTAAGCATTCTGAAGAACATCAAAGATAGTCTTCATAGAAACATTCTTGACAATATTAGACGCATGTTCTGGATACATCTTACGCATGTAAGACACCTTGCTCACAAAATCCAAAGGATTTTTCTTAGAATCCTGAGACTGAGTGGGATAAATTTTATACTCTCCACCATTAGCAGTCTCTTGGATCTTATTCAAAAGAAGTTCATGGCCAGTAGTTGGAGGATTGAATCGACCAAAACCAATTGTTAGATCGTCACCTTGGCGGTCCTGACTTGCAGTCTGACATTTGACCTGTTCCGCGTCCTCATCAACGGTAACAGGAGAAAAATGGGACATGAAGGACTGGAACGTTTTCATACACTTATTATAGCACTGGATGCCCATTATATTTAGGGGGGTGGGCCACTATAAAGAGTGGCCATCAGGTTCAAATGGTCTTGTGCCAGTTCTTCAACTGAGTTTATAGTAGACGGAAGAGTAGTCTGATTGAGACCCAGCATACAAATACAATTCCTTCATGGCATCGTCTGCCCTACCCTTCAGTCTTACCAAATAATTTAAAAATCTAAGACCAGACAATTTACTATACTTCCAAGCCTGAGGACGTAAATTAATTATTTGTATTGCTTCCGTTTTACTTGTAGGTAGATTTGCAGCATTATACTTTTTCAGCAATCCATATATCTCTTCATTGATTGCCTTTTTCACAGCAGCACTTGCTTTTGGAGAGCACTTATTCCAATCTGCCTCTTTAGGTATGCCTTTAAAACCTGCCTGTGCTAATACCTTTGCTACAACAGCACCTTGAATTTTTCCCTGAGCAGCAAATTGACCTTTAAGTTCTAACTTCCAATCTCCTTTATTTTCCCCACCAAAGTTTCTTGCCTGAAACTTTTGAAAGTTACCAGAACCATAGTAATAGTAAACATCCATCGGATATTGTTTATCACCTCTTCTTTTATTATCAAATGTCAAATCATAATGATGGAAGGATGCTTTCAATGCTGCCTTTCTTTGAGCAGGAGTATCAGCATTCAAAAGTTTTGCCTTTGGACTACCACCCATCTTCTTCAAGGAAAATCCAACCAAATCTTTAGAAGCATTCTTCTCCTGAAGATATGAATTCAATTCACCAATCGTCCCGATTCCTTTAATTTCTTCAGCAATCTGTGCTTTCATACTCTTTCTAACTGCCCAGATATCAGCAGGATTCCACTTATCTTCTGACGCAAGATTAGTTTGAGATTTTACTCTCTTAAATGCTTTAGTGATTGCGCCATCATCAATAACTTTATCGCCTCTCAAGAATTCATAAGTGCCTGCAGATCCACCGAGAGTTTTTTTAATCAGTGCTGCACCTTTAAGAGAAGACGTTTTCCATTCATTATCAAGACCAAGGATGTCTTCAATTTTTACTCCTGGTGTATCTGAGAATGCTCCACCACATTTTAAATCGTCTTCAGATATAACTCTCAGATCTTTACATTCATAAACCATAGCAGCATACAAGCACTGTGCAGACTCAACAATCTTTGTGACATCTGCACCAGCACCAGATCCTCCAGAAGGAGGTTTGATTTGTAATCGAATTGCTTTCTTGTTATTAGTATTTGCAATGAAGGCATCGATTTGATTATCCCCTGTAAAGACATCAACACCATCATCCATCAGAGCCTTAGTAATTCTTTCAGTTGCTCTACTTCTTTCTGTCTGAGAGACATAAACCTTTAGAAGGATTTGCACTTTCTTTCTTGACTCAGCATCTTGAATATCCTTTACATCAAAGGAGTAATAAGAATAATCTTTACCGCCAAGTGCATCCATCACCTTTCTGAAGGTTTGAGTATTTGCTTCAGGAACTCTAAGTGTCATCTACTCTACAGGATCATCAAGACTATTTATATAGTCCTTTTCATTCTGGTAGATTTTCTTTTGCCCAGACCATATCTGATATCCTTCAGGGACAGTTGTCCCAACATATCACCTGCCCACATCATACATCACCTTCTTTACGGTTTTCAGAATAATGAACATCAAAGTGTCCGCCAGGATAACGTGCAACTAGTTTCTCAACATTCATCTCCATGATTTCATCAAGAGAAATATCAAGACCAATACATGCCTGAGCAACATACCACATGATGTCACCAAGTTCACGTTTCAGATGAAAAAGATTTTCTTCATTCACAGGTTTACCTTGGAATATCATTTTTTTAATAATCTCAGTAAACTCACCTGCTTCTGCAGACATACCTACAGCAGCAGTAAGCAGTCGCTCGGTAGGAAAGTCTTCTTCTTCAAGTTTCCCAAGACGATAGATGAAACGTTCATAGTCTTTACTTTCATTTGACGTGACGGCATTGACAAACTCCACGTATTTTTTAGTGTCAACGTTACTCATAGGTCTAGTGGCTCCTGTTGTGTGTTTGGTAGTTTTTGTTGAATGGGAATTTCTTGTCCCGAAATTGTAATAGTTGGAAGTT